CCCGTCTTCCCCTTGCCTCCACCCCGGAAGGACAAGCTCATGGTCCCCTGCGGGACGTACATCGTCGTGGACGACGACACCGCCAATCCTCTGCTCCAGCGTGTCCTGATCTGGGCGCAGCTGGACCGCGATAAGATCCAGTACCACCAGGGATACTCGATCTCCTACGTGTTCATCCCCTCCGAGGTGGCCACGGCTGGCCACGGCGACCTGGTCCTGCGTGCCGGGGCCGAACCGGTCACCCTAGGTACGAACGTGCCGGTGTGGATCGACCCCACAATCTTCGACGTCGATGGGATCAACCCGAACACTGGCATCGAATACGACCAGGCCGTGTCGAACTTCGGGCTGCGCGGAGAACCGGGTCCGAGGTCGGTCAAGATCGGCTGGGACTATTCCGGCAAGCTGGAGCAGCGCACGGAGCCCACGGGCTGGCTCCTGCGGTACCGGCCGATGCCCCAGGAGGGCGCGTGCCCGCTGGAGTGGCGCACGCTGCGTCTGCCCGGGTGGCAGCGTGAGGCGTGGCTGAGGGGCCTGATGCCGGCGACGGCGTACCAGGTGACGTTGCAGGGCATCGCGCAGCCGGGGTCGACTCCGGTGCTCACCGAAGCGGTCGCGCCTGTCACGGTCACGACCGCGGCCGACAGCGGCGACGGAGATGGTGACGACGGCGACGGTGGTAGCGAACAGGCGCCGAAGGTCACTGTGGAGGCGGACCCGACCGACGCCACCGGACGGACGGTGATTCTGCACATCGACAACACCGGCACCGGCGGTGACACCGGTGACGGCTCCGGCGGTGATGTGGAGAAAGCCCTCACGGAGCACCTCGCCCAGTACCACACCACCAAGACGATCACTCAGGGCGTCACCGCGGCGGACGGCTGGAGCGTCACCTCGCAGCAGCTCACCGCCACGCCCGACGCGCTGGTTGCCGTGGTGACCCTCAACCGCACCGGCCCCGACGTCGCCATGAAACCGGCTCCGGAGGCTGGCAACATCGTCCCGGACCTCCTGGTGGCCACCGTTGAGGCGACGTGGCGCCCCACCGGCTCGGACCCGGTGATCTTCATCGGCGCGACCGGGTTCGGTCACGGCTCTCTGCGTGTCACCACGGCCGGCGAGGTCTACCTGCTTGACTGGTCCAACGACAACCCGCTCAAGACCGGGCAGAACCTGCGGTTCAGCTACGTCATCCCGGGCAACGGCAAGAGCGCGGCGGGCTGATGCGGGAGGTACTCGACGGCCCGTGCGGGCCCTGGCCGCTTGACCTGGCGTGCTGCCCCGACTGGCCGGAGGACCCGGACCAGTGGAGCGACAGCCAGCGGGCGGCAGCGGAGATTGCCACGGATGTGCTGTGGCGGCTCACCGCGGGCCGGTACGGGCTGTGCGAGGAAGTGATTCGGCCGTGCCGGGACGACTGCACCACCCACCGCGGTGGGCCGGACGGTGGCCTGCTGCGGCCGGTCGTGCGGGCTGGCCGCTGGTACAACCGGTCGTGCGGGTGCGGCCCCGTGGGGTGCTCCTGCGCGCCGCTGTGCACACTCACGGTGCCTGGTCCCGTGGACAGTGTGCTGGAGGTGCGTCAGGACGGTGAGGTCGTCCCACCGGCCGCGTACGTCCTGCACCGCACTCCAGCCAGCGACAAGCTGGTACGCACTGACGGCACGTGCTGGCCCCACTGCCAGGATCTGGCCCGCCCGGACGGGCCCGGCACGCTGGCCGTCAGCTACCTGCGTGGGCTGGAAGTGCCGGCCGCTGGCCGCCGCGCGGTCGCCGAGCTCGCCTGCGAGATCGCCAAGCTCTGCACTGGCGCGCCAGGCGGATGCGCACTACCCACGGGCACGAAAACGGTGACCCGGGACGGCGTGACGTACCAGATCACCCCACCCGGCGACTGGTCGCAAACCTTGCAGGCGCACTTCCCGCAGGCGTGGTCCTGGGTGCAACTGGTCAACCCCCAGCAGGTGCGCCAATTCGGCGCGGTGTTCTCGCTTGACCGGCCGCCCGCCCCGCCCGCAGCCCGCTACCGGCCAGGAGTTGCCAGATGAGCCCGCCATCACTCCTGTTGCCCATGGACGCCGACCCCAGGCTCGGACCGATCCTGTCCGGGCTGACAGCGTGCCTGTGCGCGTCACTTGCCGACGGTGGCCGACCGGCGTGCGCCTGCTGCCTGGTGTGGGGCGACGGGCCGCCCTCACAGGACTTCTGCTCCTGCGATTGTGCCAGCGGCCACGGACAGGCATGGGTCCGCGTCGTACGGCAAGAACCGGTGCCGACCAACCGGCGGCAGGGCAACTGCCAGGTGTGGCTCATGCAGACCGTGATCGAGGTCGGCGTGGCGCGCTGCGTCGCGGTCGTCGCCGCAGACGGTCAATCCGGGCCGACCTGCGAGCAGCGTGAAGAGGACGCCTGGGGTCTGGTGCTGGATATGCGGCTGCTCCGACAGGCGGTGGCCTGCTGCGACGTACTGAATGACCGAACGTCGGGGGTGCAGGTGATGCCGGGACCGGTGACGCCGACGGGGCCGCGTGGCGGATGTGCCGGGGTGACGATGCAGATCACAGTGGAGGTGTGAGGTGGCAGGGACGAACGCGTTCGTATGGGTGCTGTTGGGTGCAGGCGCCGTGGCCATCGTGGCGGTTGTCGCACGGGCGCGGGTGGAGATCGCGCGCATTGAGGCGCGGGCCGACCGGGAGGTGCGGCGACGGTGAGCGTGCGGGTGGATGTTGATCTGGATGAGGCCGCGGTCGCCGAACTCGTCGCAGGCATCGTCGGCGAGGTCACAACGGACGTGGCGAACGCGGCGCGGCGCCGATGCCCGGTCGACGACGGGACACTGCGCGCGTCGATCCGCTCACAGGTCTCCCACCGCGGCAGCGAGGTGGCCGGGGAGGTGTACTCCGATCTGGAGTACGCGGCGTACGTGCACCAAGGCACCGGAATCTACGGTCCCGCCGGCCAGCCGATCCGGCCGGTGCGGGCCCGGGTGTTGTCGTGGGAGCAAGCCGGGGTGGGCCGCGTGTTCGCGCGGGAAGTCCGCGGGTCTCGAGCGCAGCCTTTCCTCGCCGACGCGCTCGCCGAGGTAGTCGGCCACGTCGACCGGACCGTGCGGTACTGACCCCTACCCTGCTCGCGACCACCATCACGCGCAGAAAGGCGCCTCCGCCATGACCACCGAATTCGTTCTCAAGTCCGCCCAAGCTTTCAACCCGGCGCGGCTGCCGCGAGTGACCGTCGAGGTGAGCGACGGCTCCCAGTACCAGGCGCATGGCTTCGAGCCCAGCGCGGTCCAGCTCCAGCTTGGATACGTGGAGCAGGTGGCGCAGTCGGAGGACGGCGCGGCGGTCTTGTCGGAGCTGCGTAACGCGCTGCTGCACGCGTTCGACAAAGCGGACGCGGACGATCTCGTGCTCAAGGCGCGCTCCGCGCAGAATCCGGTCAGCATCAGCGAGCTGTTCCGGGACCTGCTGCCGAAGCTGGTTGCGCACTACGAGCCGGAGTTCGCTGCCTACCAGGAGGAGATGGGGCTCGCCGAGGCCAACCGAGAGCAGCGCCGTGCCACCGCGAAGGCCACGACCAAGAGGAATCCGCAGAAGAAGACCGTGGCACCCCGGCGGTCCGCGGTCGGACAGTGAGGTTCGGCCCCGCGGGGGCGGGGCCGCTGTCGATCACTGTGGATGGTCGCCCGTACACGCTCCTGGTGCCCGCCGCTGGCCACGAACTGGCGGCGACCGCCGCGGCTGGCCAATGGCCGAAGATCATGCCGGGCCTGTTGGACCCGGGTGGGCGCGAGGATGTCACCCGCCGGATCCGCGACCCGTACGACGCCATGACGCACCATGCCTGCTGGCGCATCGCTGTCGGTGTGGCCCCGGAGCTGTACGGGGTGGAGTGGTGGGCCGCCGGACGACTGTGCGCACTCGCGGTGGAGCGGTGGCGGGACTGGTCGGCCTGGTGTGTCCGCCGCGGCCTGGATGTCGATACTGCCTCGGCGCACCGGATCGTGTCCGCGGTGTGGGCGTGGCTACTGGACCACGTTCAGGAGGAGAAGGACATGCTCAAGCTGGAGCGGCAAGTGTTTGAACCGCCGCCAGAGCTGCGACGCACCCGCCGGGCGGCTCCGGTCGGTTTCTCCGATGCGGAACTGGCCGCCCAGGCAGCACAGCTCGCCACGGACAACGACACCTGGTAGGCGGCGCGTATGCACCCCTACGCTGCCCGCTGACGCCGACTGGCTGCCGTGGGCCGGGCTCCCATCCCCGTACATCCGTGCCGGGATGAGCGCTCGTTTCCCAGGAGGTGGTCGCCGTGCCGCAGGTCGGCCGTACCTCCGTTCAGATCACCTCAGATACAGCCGCCTACGCCGCCCAGCTGCGGGCCGAACTCGCCCGCGCCGGCCGCGACGCCGGTCAAGCCCTCGACGATGCGGTGCAGCGCGCGGTCGGCAGGACCGGGGCCAGCGTCGGCCGCCAGATCAGTCGGGACCTGCAAAGAGCACTGCGCACCGTGCGAGCCAGCGTCCGTATCACCCCTGACGTGAGACGTTTCCAGACGGAGCTACGGCGCCAGCTCCGCGGCCTGGCCGCTCAGGTACTCATCACCCCTGACGTCCGCAATTTCCGGGCTCAGCTGGCTCGGGACCTGCGCGGCCTTGGCGGCGTTCAAGTGCCCGTCACGCCGGACGTACGCCGCTTCCGCGCCCAGTTGCAGCGGACGCTGCGCGGGCTCCCCGCGGTGCAGGTACGCATCGAGCCAGACCTGTCCGGACTGGATACCGCGCTGCGCCGCCGGGTGAGTTCCATCCGGGTACGCGTTGATGCGGACAGCCGGACGTTCACCCGCTCACTGGCGTCGCTGGCGTCCATCGCCAGCAGAACCGGCGGCGTGCTCGCCGGCTCTCTGCGGTTCGCGGCCATCGGCGCTGCCGCTCTGTCGGCCGCGGCGGGCATCGCGGCGTTCACCGCATCGCTCGCACCCACCGTGGGCATCCTGGCCGCTCTCCCGGCCGCCCTGATCGGGGCCGCCGCAGGCGCCGGGGTGCTCGGGCTCGCGCTGTCCGGCGTGGGAGACGCCTTCAGTGCGGCGCTCTCCGGGAACGCCGAGAAGTTCCAGAAGTCACTGGAAGGCCTGAGCCCGGCAGCACGCGCCGCAGCTCAAGAGGTCCGGGCCCTGAAGCCCGCGTTTGACCAGCTCAAGGCAAGTATCCAAGGGGCTTTCTTCGGGCAGCTTGAGGGTGAGATCACCAAGACTGCCAAGGCGCTCGGCGGCCCACTTCGTGGTCAGATGACCGCCATCGCTGCCGGGTGGGGCACGCTCGCTGCCGCTGCGCTCCGGGCGGTGCGCGCCCAGAGTTCCATCAGCAGTCTTCAGAGCGTCATGACCGCCGTCGGCAGTGCGCTCAACGGGGTGGCACAAACCATCGGGCCGGTTGTGTCCGGGTTCATTCAGATGGGCGGCGCCATCGCCAACGCTTTCGGGCAGCAGGCATCCAACGCGATCTCAGGACTCGTCGCCAGCTTGGGAACGTTTCTATCGAATGCAGCTCAGTCCGGACAGGCCGTCGCCTGGGTACAGGGAGCGCTCACTGCCTTCCGGCAGCTCGGCGCCCTGATCAGTCAGATCGGCGGCCTCCTCGGTGACGTCTTCGGCGCGCTCGCGGCCGGCGGAGGCGGCGGGGTCAGCGCGCTCACCCAGATCCTCAGCTCCGTCCGGACAGCCATCCAGCCCTTGCTTCCACTGATCACTCAGCTCGCACAGACCTTCTCCACCGTGCTGGGAACGGCGCTGTCCGCCCTCGGAGCAATCCTCGCCCCGCTGATCACCGCACTCTCCAGCTCCCTCGGCCCGATCCTGCCGCAGCTCGCCACAGCGTTCGGGCAGCTCGTCGCCGCGATCCAACCCGTCGGACAGCTACTGAGCGGCCTCCTCGGCCAAGCCCTTCAGCAAATCCTGCCGATCGTCTCCCAGCTCGCCCAAGTTCTCGTGAGCGCTCTGGTGCCGGTGTTCGGGGCGCTCCAGCCCGTCATCCAACAGCTCCTGCCGCCAGTGCTATCCCTGGTGGGCGCGGTCGGCCAGGCGCTGATCCCGGTCGTGCAGGCTCTCGGGCCGATCGTGAGCGCGCTCGTCCCGGCACTGGTGCAACTCGTGCTCGCGTTCAACCCGATCCTCAACGTGGTCGTGCAGCTGGCACCGGTGCTCACACCGATCGTCGTCCTCCTCGGACAACTGGTCGCCTGGGTCCTGCGGCTGATCACCCCCGTGATCCAGCTCCTTGGGCCGCTGATTGCGATTGTTGTGCAGTTCTTCGCTATCTCCCGGGCGACCGGGACGGTGATCGGCTGGATCAACCGCCTGTGGGGTGCCATGGTGAGGGCCGCTGCCCAGGTCGGTGCCGCGGTCGGCCGGATCACCGGCTTCTTCTCCAGCATGGTCAGCCGCATCACCAGTACCGTATCGAGCCTGGTCAGCCGGCTCCCGGCACAGTTCGTGAGGATGCTCGCCCGGTCGGCGTCCGCGGTCTCCTCCGGCATCAGCCGCATTGTCAGCTTCTTCACCGGTCTGTGGGGGCGGATCTCCGGTCCGCTGTCCAGCATCGGCAGCCGGCTCGCTGGCGTCTTTCGCAGTGCCCTTTCGAGTGCCTCGGGGGCGGTCAGGGCCGGTCTGAACACCATCGTCGGGTTCTTCAGCGGACTGTGGGGACGGATCAAGAACGCGCTCGGGAACATCAAAAATCGGATCGTCGATGCGATCAGACCCGACATCTCGCTGAACCCAACCGACTGGTTTGCCGACGGAGGGATTGTCCGCGGCCCCCGGCTCGTTGGCGTCGGCGAGGCTGGCCCCGAGGTCATCATCCCCCTGACCCGGCCCGACCGCGCCGTCCAGCTCGCCCGGGAATCCGGCCTGGCCGACCTACTCGCGCGCCGCAGCGGCGCGAGCAGGGGTGGGGCGCAGGTGACGAACCATTGGCACATCGCCTCCCGACTCACGGACCCGATGGTCCTCGCGCAGCATCTCCAAGGGCAGATCGCCCGCGCGGCGGGGGTGTAGCCGATGCTCGTCGACTACCTCGAACTCGCCGGCGTGGAGATCGTGAATTCCGCCCGTGCCGCGGCCTACTCGGTCGCCCGGGGTGTGCCGGTGCAGTGCGATCCGTGTCCGGAACTGGCCGGGGCGCTAGGGGACCTCGCCTATACCGATCCGGTCACCGACCGCGCACCGTGGTGGGACCCGGGAGTGCCGGGGTCGTCTGGAGTGCTCGGCGTGATGGGCATGTCAGTGGCCGGGTTCAACGCATCCCCTCTCGGGCGCGAGCCAGTACAGCTCGTCGGTGACGGGGCCGCGCTCGGCGTCGCTCGCCGCTCCCACCGGGAGATTGCCTACACCGTGCTGCTGCTGACCACCGGCGAGTGCGCCCTGTCGTACGGGCTGGAGTGGTTGGCGGCGGCGCTGGGCGGCTCGGCGTGCGGCACCTGTGACGGGGATGAGATGTGCGTTTTCTCCTGCTGCCCCGTTGACGGCACCAGGGAGCTGCGGCACCTGTACGGGGTCGGGCTGCTGGACGGGCCGCAGGTTACGGACACCCAGTACCTGCCCACGGGGCATGTGATCGCCACCGTCACGTTCAGCCTGGCCGCGGGGGTTCCGTGGATCTACCGGGAGCCGCTGGATACCCTGACCGGCTGGGTCAGCCTCGCTGGTGGCACCAGTATCAGCGTGGATCCGGACCAGGTGTACGAGCGGTGCATCGAGCCGACGCCGTGCCTGGAGGATCCGGACTGTCCGGCGCCGACGTTGCCGCCCCGGCCGCCGGTCCCGGTCGATGCCTGCTACCCGTCGGGCCGCGACCAGTTCCTCCAGTCCGTGATCGGGTTACGGCCGGTCGACCAACCGCAGTGGCTGGAGACGGTGCCCGTCCTGGAGGTCGTCACCGGCCGCAGGGCCATGAGGCGCTTGGTGGTGCGCTTCTGGACGGACCCGTCCGGGGACTGCGCGGCCACCACGGACCCGTGCCGGGCGTGCGCGGCGATCCAGGTCCCGTACCTGCCGGCCCGCTCCGTGTTGCGTGTGGACGGGCGCACGCAGCGGGCGGTCGTGGAGTGCCCGCAGGGCCCGACCGGGACCGCAGCCGGCGCGCCGACGCTGTACGGGCCGCAGGGGCGCCGCTTCGAGTGGCCGACGTTCGCGTGCGCGACCGGCCTGTGCATCGAACTTCTCTCCCTTGAGGAGACCACCGCCGACAACGCGCGCGCCCGGGTTCTGCTCGTGCCGCGGTCGGATGCGGGGTGAGCCGTGGCTGAGTTGGGGTGCGCGCAGGAATACCAGGCCGTCATCCACTGGCGCGGCGGCGCCCGGCCGTTCACGAGCCCGGGGGTCGACGCGCTGACGAGCGTGTCGTGGTCGCGTACCGCCGGTGATGTCTCGGAGGCGTCCGTCACCATCGCCAAGGGCGCCGGGGAGTGCTGCGTCCAGCTGGGGCAGATCGAGCCGTGGGTGCACGAGCTGAGCATCTACCGGGACAGCAGCCTGGTGTGGCAGGGCCCCGTGACGCGGGTCACCGAGGCCAGGGAGACGGTGACCATCGAGGCGCGGGATGTGCTCGCCTGGCTGGACCGGATTGTGAATACCGTCCAGCTGCGCTACATCGGCACCGAGCCGGACGCCGAGGGGCGCCACGCCGGGCCGGTGCAGTGGATCGCGCACGACTTGCTGAACAAAAACATCGGCGAATCGCCGCTGTCCCAGCCGCGGGACTGGTGCGGCGTGCTCGACTACATCGTCCGCCGCGACTCCGACCAGACCACGAAGTTCGAGAAAGACGGCAGCGACAACAAGAGCATCTGGAATGTCTACCTGTCCACGATCTTCGATGACGAGCTGGTCAGCCGCGGGCTGGAGTACACCGCGGTCGGCCGATCCATCGTGCTGCGGGCGCCGGCCACCGAGACCGACCGGCCGCAAGCCCGGCTGTTCATGGAGGACATCGCCGGTGACGTGCAGGTGATCCGGGACGGTGCTGCTGCGGCCACGTACGGATGGGCCACAACGCAGCAGGAGCAGAACATCAGCCCAGGGTTGACTGTCGGTACCGGCCAGGTCGGCACTCCCTACGGGCGGCTGGACTGGCTGGTGTCCTCAACGGCGGAATCTGCTGACGAGGACGACCTGCGGGCGATGGCCCGGCAAGCCCTCGGCGGGCGCTACCCGGCCCCCACCTCCATCAGCATCCCGACCGGTGCCCAGCTGGCCGCGACGGCGCCGGTGAGCATCGAGCAGCTGGTGGCTGGCGAGCGAATCGACGTCGTCACCAACGGGTTCTGCATGGACATCAGCCAGGCGTTCCGGCTGTCCGACGTCGATGTCACCTGGGCTGGCGGCAGCGGGGGTTCTGCCGGTGAGCAGGTGTCGGTGTCGCTGGTGCCTCTGTTCTCGGTGAGTACCGAGCCGGGGGGTGTGTGATGTCGCTCCCGGGACAGCGCGCGGCGCAGCGGCCACTGCGGGCGGCGATGGCCACGCAGCGGCGCCTCGGCCGCGCCGCAATGCCTGCGGGTGGCATGGCGGGCCGGATGGTGCTCGACCTCGGCGGGTGCCGGTGGGCGGTCGAGGCCGGGGGCGATGGCCGGCAGGTGTGGACGGATCAGAAGTCGGGCGTCCGGTACGTGGGTGGCCCGGACGGTGAGGAGGCGACGGGCTGATGGCCGGTCGGTGCGGATGTGGTGGATCGTGCTCGTGCGAGCTGGAGGTGAAGCCTCCGCTGACGAAGGAGGGCACCGGCTCACCGGGGATCGACCCGTGGCTGCTCGGTGTCGATACGGCCGCGCTGGTGCGCGGTGTGGCCGGTCCGGGGCTGGTGTACGACGAGGCCACGCGCAAGGTGCAGGTCAAGATCAGTCGGGATGCCGGGAACGCGACCCGGTTCGGGTCCGATCAGGGGATCTACACGCCGGGTGGCGGTGCGCCGGACCCTGGTGTGTGCATGCGCACCATCGGCTCTCTGCCGGAGGCGCCCGGAGTGGTCGGCGCGGACACCCTTGCTGGCCTGCACAACCCTTACAACAGTCCACAGGGGCTGGAGTACTGCATCGTCCACGGCCTCGACATCATGGGCGTCAACATCTCCTGTACAGCGGACGACGTCGGCGCCCTGGTCGAGTACGACAACGGGCTCCTCCACACCGCGCGGTCGAGCGTGTACATCACCCAGGACGTCCGCCAGATTTTCAGCGACACGTTCACATCGACCCTGAATTACGCCGGCAACGTCGACGAACCCGAGCCCGGCTGGCCCGACCAGGACCTGCCGCGCACCCAGCGCAACCGGGCGGCATGGGACAAGGTCGGCGGCTGGTACGGGTGGGGCGCCCAGCGCTACTACAACTGGCTGCTCCCTGAATTCCTGCGGCGCCTCGGCGGCAAGGGCGTGGCCATGCTGCACTGCCACGTCTCCACCGACAGCGAGCTCCGGGCCACCGAGGCGCAGAACGTCGTTGCCGCGATCCGCGGCGTACTCCAGGAGTGCGCCCAGGACTGGACGATGATCGCCGTTCGGGACATCGCCAACGCCGCCACAGTTCTCAACTCTGGAATGACCGCGGCCTTGGCGCCGGCCACCCCGGAACGATGGGGGGAGACCACCCTGCCGTACGCGGTTGACGACGTCACCGGTGCCGGCATCCAGTGGATCCTGCTGCCGCACTACTACGACGACACTGTGTTCGGCGCGTATCGAGACGCTGGCATTCAGGTGCTGATGTGGGGTGTCACGCGGCATGTGCACCGGCAGCGGGTGGAGACTCTGGGGATCCGCGGTGGGTACAGCCTGGACCCGGTGTACTACCGGGGCCCGGTCACCGATGGCGCGCCGTACGGGTATCGGACGGCGTCGGATCCGTGGGAGCAGCGTCACGTCGCGGTGGGGCAGCTGACGTTTGCCACGGATCAGCGGCAGGTTGCCGGGACGCAGGTGCGCGGCTACTGCGAGGCCGCCGAGCAGGGGCTGGTGCTGCCGGCTGGCTGGGGCGGCGGGCAGAGCAGTCCGGCGGTGTTGTGTGGATGGGAGTGCCCTGCGGCGGACCCGGCAGCGTACACGCTGACGTGGGACTGCAAGCTGCTGGGCGCGCGGCCGGACGCCAACACACCGAAGATGTCGGTGCTGTTCGGTGCGGGGACGGACGCGGACCCGTACTTGTGGCCGGACGATCCGGAGTTGAACCCGGCCGGGATGCCGCCGTCGCAGCGGCGGATGTACCGGGCGTGGCAGCGGCTGTCCGGGGAGATCGGGCTCGGCAAGTGGCAGGCCGACGGCACCTTCGTTGAGCTCGCGACCCGCGACGCGCCCGCGGTTGTCACGGACGCGTGGAGTTCGTACACCCTCCAGGTCTCGGCAGCGGGTCTGGTGTTCACGCGTACGACGGACGGCACCGACTACTCCGTGACCTCGGACGATGCGACCTGGCGCGGTCCGTACTTCTTCATCGAGAAAGAGGAGTCCCTGATCGGGGAGCCGGGACATCCGTTCCGGGCGAAGTGGCGGAACGTGATCTACACCCAGGCCGCGACGGAATGACTCTCAACAAGCGTGTCCTATCGGCGTATTACTCGTTTTTCGGCTTGAAAGACTATGTTCCTCTCGAATGGGAGAACCGAATGAGGAAGCTCCTCACGGCCGCCGCTCTCGCCGTCGCCGCTTTGGGCCTGATGGCAGGTGCCGCATCAGCGGACGACAACGGCGACCAGGCCCCGCACTCGACCGCCCCGGTAGGGGTAACGCTGGTCAACGGCGACGTCTCCGTCGCGGATGACGCGTGCGTGGCGCCGTGGCACTGGGACGGCCCCGTCCAGGTCATCACGGACAACGGGCCCTACCAGGCGTGCCAGGACCCGGGCGGGACGCAGAGCGACGCCCCAGCGATCGAGCTGCACGGCGACACGGCCCCGAAGCCGCTGCCGACCCCGCAGGGCTGAAAGCAGCTGGGGGCTCCGCGGCGGATGGCGACGCGGAGCCCCCAGCTCCAACCACACCGGAGAACTGATGGCTGTCCCCCTGTCGGCAGACCGCATGCTCGCTGCCCTGCACCGCGAAGGTCTGAAGCCGGCTGAGCACTCAGGCTGGCGCACCCACAACCGCAACGCCCGCGGCCCGTGGGGTCCGGTGAACGGCGTGATGATCCACCACACCGCGGGAATCGACAGCCTCGCCCTGATCTGGACCGGCCGCCCCGACCTCGCAGGGCCGCTCGCACACGCGCACGCCGCGAAAGACGGAACCGTGACGCTGCTCGGCCACGGCCGCGCGAACCACGCCGGCCGCGTCGCACGCAACGCGTTCAACGCCGTGCTACACGAGTCCACCCACCATCCCCGTCCCTCGGCCGGCTCCGGCACGCTCGACGGCAACACATGCTTCTACGGCATAGAGATCGAAAACCTCGGCAACCGCCACGACCCGTACCCCGAGGCTCAGTACGACGCCGCGGTCCGGTGGGCCACAGCGATCTGCCGCGCGCACGGCTGGCACGCCGACAGCGTGATCGGCCACAAGGAAGCCTCGACCGAAGGCAAGATCGACCCCACGTTCGACATGAAAGCCTTCCGCCGCGCTGTCGCCGACCGGCTTGCCCACCGCGCCGAGTAGCGGAGACGAACTCGGTATGCGGCACGCGCCCCCAGACTTGGCCGGCACCACGCCGGTCACCGTTGCCGCGCACGCGCGGCCGTAGTGAAAGTGAGATAGGCATGACGACGCCGGGATTCTGGAAGGCCACCGTCGAGCGGATGATCCGCACCTTCGCCCAGGCCCTCCTGGCGGTGCTCGGAGCCGACCATTTCGGTCTCTTCGACGCGCCATGGACAGCCGCGTTCAGCACGGCCGGGATGGCAGCGTTCCTGGCGCTGGTCACCGCGGTGGCCGCCGCGGGCGACGAGCAAGGGCCCGGAATCACCGAGATCGTCAAGCCGCAGCCGGTAACAGAGCCGGCGCCCGAAGGGTGACAACGCCTGAGACCGAGACCGTCGCGGTCGCCCTCGCGGAACTGCGGGGTGAGATCGCGACGGGCCTCGCCCGCATCGAAGGCTCCCTCGCTGTCCTTGTCGAGCGATCCCAGCGCGCCGAGCGTGACATAGCGGAACTGCGCTCCGATACGGAAGAAGATGTTCGCGGACTCCGGCAGGAAACCTTAGAGGAGCTCGGGGTCCTGCGTGCGCAGATTGCAGCGTTAGAGAGCCGACGGTGGCCACTGCCGACCGTCGGCGCACTCACGGGGACTGGTGCACTCGTGGTGACTCTTTGGGAAGCCCTCCGGTAGCGATGTCTCACCCTTGCCGGGGGATGCATCAGCAGGTGTCAAGCATGCCGTCCAACGCGGCCACTTCCTCGCTTGTCGTGGTCAGCTCGAACGTGTGCTTGACCACGACGTAGTTCTTCGCATAAGTGCACCAGAACGCCTTGTTTTCGGGTTTCCAGTCCGCGGGGCCGCTGTCGCTCTTGGAGCTGTTGGAGGACTCAGAGGCGATGATCAGCTGCGGGTCTGCGAGGTCGTTACCGAACGCGCGCCGCTGGCCGGCGCTCCACTCGTCGGCGCCGGAGCGCCATGCCTCGGCGAGCGGCACCATGTGGTCGATCGTGGCCTGTCCTACTTCCGTCTGCGTGGTGTCGTCGTAGACGGAGTACCAACTGCCGGACTCGGGCTGGCAGTCGCCATCGGAGTCGACCACGTGCTTGCCGTCGCGCTTCAGCACCTCCTGGCGGGTGGTGCACCCGTCGGACTGCTCTGCCCAGATGTCGAAGGCATCCCGTGAGTATCCGTCCATGCTGTGCGGCTCGGCGACGACGAGCTTGGCTAGGTGTGCGCGTGCGGTCGCCTCGTCCGGGGGCTGCGGTGCGGCGTGCGGCATGCTGGCGGATGGTGTGCGCGGCGGCGTGGATGCCTTGCCGGCGGGCGCGGGATCGTCGGTGCTGGCGTGGCAGGCGGTCATGAGTATCAGTGCTGCGGCGGCTGCGGTGAGCCGGATGGTACGTCGGTCGGTCACCTACACATGGTCCCAGTCTCCCTGTTCACACGGCCTGTCCAAGAGGGGCGCGTCGCAGCGCAGTGTGGCGTACCTCAGCAACGTGGCGACGCTGCCTCTGCTGCTGTGGCCTGGGCAGTGCGGGCCGACATGGCAACGGCGGATGAGGACGTAACCTCATCCGCCGTATAGCGCCGAAGGCCGGCCCGGACCTGCGCTCTCGGCCTCACCCTTGGTGCGGGTCCACTTCATTCTTCAGGTCGGCGTGCATCCACATTAGCATCCTTGGATGCACGCCAAGGATGTAATCCAAGGTTTGGAGTACAGCGAGTGTGCCACCGAGTGATCACTCTCGTATAATTTCCGATGTGCCAGCCTGCCGGTACGCTTCCAGCGAGTGTGCCGACAGACGAGGAGAGCGCGGTGCCCCAGCAAGATAGCCCCAGCCCGCGCGGCACCTACCGAAAGATCGCCGATCAGATCCGACTCCAGATCGATGGCGATCCCGGCATGACGGAGATTCCCACTGTCGCCGACATCATGACCGAGCACGATGTCTCCCGCGGCACCGCTCTCCGCGTCCTGCGCGCCCTACACGAAGATGGCGTTGCCGAACCCGTCCGCGGTGGGCGCTGGCGCATCCTCCACAGTGAGAGCCGCCCCAGTCGAGAACTGCACGAGCAGCTCGCCGAGGTCATCACCCGAGACGGCCTCCAGGTGGGCGACCCGTTCCCCAGCAGTGGTGAACTGATGGCGCGATTCGACGCGTCCAGGCCGACGCTCACGAAAGCCCTGAACCAACTGCATGCGCGCGGACTCGTCTCCGAGGCCCGACAAGGGAAGCCGCGCACCGTACTAGCCCTGCCGGGCGAGGCGGCGACCGCCCGGACGGTGGGGGACCTGCGCCGTGCACTGGAAGGCGTGCCGGACGGTTCCGCACTCGATGCGGCCGTAATTGTTGACCGCAAGGGCGATGGCACCGTGGTGCTCCGGCTGACAGAGGGCTAATAGGCCGCCGCGCAGAGGATCGCTCCAGGAGAAGCGCATAACCAAGCCCTAAGAGCCCCTGAAGCGTTTCGGTGACCGAAGGCGGTCGCGCTTAGGATCGTTCCTGACGAAGAATCGAACGCTTCGAACAGTCTCAGCGGTCGCCAATCACGTCGCGAGGTCATGCGCTCTGGTTCCCAAGTGGAGGGGCTTCAGGCGACATGGGCAAAGAGTGGCAACTGGCGAGGCTCGGCGGTTCCGGCCAGTATGCGGGCGCGCCAGGCGAGTGCGCCTTCCTTGCAGTTCGCACAGGTCTTCGCCCGGTGCGTACACTGCGCCAGTCGCTTCTGCTTCTTACGGTAGCCGTACGACCATGCCTGGGAGTCTGCGGATGCGAGCTGGTCGCCGTAAATGCCGAGTCCATCTGTCTTTACGCCGAATCCGTGCAGACGAACGCCCAGCCCGTGGAAGTAGTCGACGATCTCAGCTATCTCCTCAGTGTCCTGGCGGCGACATACCGAGCCCAGACCCACGACCGGCTCCGCCGCCAAATCGAATCCGGCTTCCGCGTACAGGCGGGCACAGTGCTTGTAGTCCTCGAAGGTGTTGCCCTGAAGGACGAGGATGAACGGGATGTCCGGGGCCATGCCGCGTAAGTCCACGGCGTTAGTGACGGTGAGGCGCTGGTGGATACGAACGGCTGTAGTCAGATCCTGCTCCGGTTCGCCGGCCTTGAGGCCGCGCAACTCTCGGGTGCCATGGAAGCGCTGGCCGTGAAAGACGCCGCCGCGAATCACAACTTCCTCGCACATGTAGTCCTGCGGAGCCGCCCACAGCATCCGCTCCGGCCCGAGCTGGTCGCGGTAACGGCGCACCTCCGCAACATACTCCTCGGCGGTGACAGTCCAACGGCCGTGTCGCTGCAACTCGGTGAACCCGCCGGAGTCCAGGCAGAAGTCGTGCAGCGCACGCGGGAACTCCGTGGCTCGCCGGGCGAGCCGGGTGCGGGACACGAAGAACACGATGTCGTTGAACCGGGGATCCGGGTCCCAGAGCCAATGCGGCTCGGGTGTGCCCAGGTAGAACCTCACGCCGACTCTTTGGCGATCTGGACGTTGCGGTAGGCGATGAGCGTGTCGATCACTTCGTCGACGAGGCCAGCCTGAAGCGAGCGGAACAGGGCCGGGAGGCGGTGGGGTTCATGCTGCTCCAGCAGTCCGAACCCCTGGTGGGACTCGAATTCGATCCGCCCGTTGCGGCAGCCGTCGCGCTCCTCGGCCCGCTTACGCATCGTCTTGATCAGCCGGTAGTAGTTTCGGTCGGCATCTCGGATGCGGCGCCGGTCGCGGGCCGATGGGACCTTACTGGTTCCGGTGCAGCTCCGGCACTGGACGGGGCCGTTCGGGAGGTGGAAGGTGCCGGTCGCCTTGCAGCGGCGGCAGGGGCGCAGCGGGTCCAGCAGTTTGATTGCCGTGGTCTCCTTCTGCGGCTCCGGGTGGGTGTCTGCCACGACGGTGGGCACGCTGGTCCAGTTCTTGCCGGTGGTGGCGAAGTCGGATGCGTAGTGGTCGAAGCGCATGAGCTGCATGCGGGAGGTGGGGCTGAGGCTGGCCAGGGTGTTGTACATGCCACGGGCGTAGTCCTCGGTGTACGTGCCCATCGCCTCGCCGTTGACCTTGTACGTCCAGACGGTGCGGATCGGGGTGGTGGGTTGGCTGGTCATCTCGGGCTCCTTATCTACCTGGTGACTTAACTGTACATTGCGTCTTTATGTACATCAAGCCCTTATGCTAATCTCGCCGTCATGGACACCAACGCCGAGGATCAACCCATCGCGGAAGCGCGTGCCAACCTGTCCGACCTGCACCATGCCGTGGAGCTCCTACGCCGCACCTACTTCCTCACCAGCAGGGGCAAGCGACAGGCCGCAGTCATTCCCGTGGACCTCGGCGAGCTGATCCAGCGAACGGGCGGTCCGGACAAGGCCGCCGCTGTCCTTTCAGCTCACCTTGACGCGGAGAATCGCTCCTGACGAAGAATCGAACACTTCGAACAGGGCGGTCGGGTGTTACATCTATGCCCATAGATGCGCACACCCTAGAATCTCGATCATGAGCGCCGACCACATCCCCGCCCTGAGACTCGTCCTGGTCCGCCGAGTCTCCACCGCCGGACAAGCCGTCGACGGCTACGGACTCGACGCCCAAGAAGCGGACTGCCGACGCTGGGCCAACCTCCAGACCACACCCACCGCCCGCATCGTCCACATGGCCACTGACGGAGACGGCAAGGCCGGCAAGTCCGGTACCACCCTCCTCGACGAGCGGCCCGGCCTCATGGAAGCCGTCGAATGGATCAGCGAAGACCGCGCTGATGGTATCCTCGCCCCCAACCTCGACCGGCTCGCCCGCGAACTCACCGTCCAGGAAGCCGTGCTGTCTTACGTGTGGGCCATCGGCGGCCGGGTCTTCACCGCCGACCACGGCGAGCACCTTGAAGACGACGCCTCCGACCCCATGCGAACCGCTATGCGCCAGATGCGCGGCGTCTTCCACCAACTCGACCGCGGCCTCATCATCAAACGCCTCACCGAAGGCCGCGCCGCGAAAGCCGAACGTGGCGGCTACGCCTACGGCGCTCCTCGCTTCGGGAAGCGCGCAGTCGACAACGAACTGACCGTGGACGAGCGGGAGAACGCGATCGCTGAGCAGATGGAGCGCTGGCGTGACGAGGAAGGTCTCAGCATCCGCGGCATCGCTGCCCGAGCCAATACGGAGGGCTTGCCCAGCAAGCGAGGCGGCCAGTGGCATCCGACCACCGTTGCCCGTCTCCTCTCGCCCGAGGTGCGGGAGAAGGCCAGGTTGCAGTCCGCTAAGGCCCGGGCCGAGCGCAGGGAGAAGCAGCGCCGGGAGCGGGCGGCCAGGCTACTCGCCCAGCGTTGACCTAGGATCGGTCGTATGTTTGACAGGAAAGGCCCGCCTCCCCCGGATATGGGCTGGGGGAGCCGGGCCATTTTCATGCGGTGGAGCGATTAGAGATCGAATGTGCCGGTTGCTGCGCCGGTGATGAGGCTGTCGAAGGCAGCCGGGCCGATCATCAGCACGGGGCCGTCGGGGGCTTTGGAGTCCCGTACGGCGACCTTACTGAAGGGTGCGCGCAGATCGGCGACCTCGACGCATGTGGACTGGTCGGAGCCGCTGTATGACGACTTGTACCAGGTGGCTCCTGGCAGGTCCGCGGCATTGGCCACGGGCTTTTCAGGCATGGGCATTTCCCTTCATGTACCTCTTGATCACTTCGCGTGATTCGTCGATCGGGAGAGCCGCCTCGTAGACGGCATCGAATACCTCTGCGAAGGCGGTCACATCCTCCGGCTCCTCAAGGAAGACGCCGCCCCTGGTGTGGTCAACCATGGCCAGGGAGGGCCAGGGGTGCCGGAAGTCCATGATGGTCATGTTGCTTGTGAGGCCGGAATGTACAGGTGCGTCGAGTGCCATGACGCGGAGGGTGATGTTTTCACGCTGGGACATGTCCAGCAGGCTCAAGAGCTGGTCACGCATCAGGTCGGAGGTGGATCCGGCTCGCGGATACAACGCTGATTCGTCGATCACCGTGCGCAGCGAAGTGGCGCCGGTTGGCCTGGTGAGGATTTCCTTACGGGCTTGGCGCACCTGAACCAGAGCGGAAGCCGCCTTCTGGGCCTCAGCACGAGGCGAGCTGGAGATGATCGCGTGCGCGTAGGCAGGCGTCTGAAGCAGGGCCGGGATCAGCTGGGGGAAATAGGCTCGGATCGTCTTGGCTTCGGATTCCAGGGCGATGATGTCCGCGTACGTGCGAGGAAGTATGTCGGCGTAAGCGGCCCACCATGCCCGCGGCCCTTTGTTGATCACGCGGGTTACCTCGGTGATCGTGTCATGGTCTGTGACGCCGTACGCTGACAGGAGCGTCGAGGCGTCGTCGGCCTTGATCAAGTATTGGCCGGTCTCGACGCGGGACATCTTGGTGTTCTCCCAGTCGAGAATTCTGCCAGCCTCCGCCAGGGTCAGATCGGCCTCCTTCCGGTACAGGCGGAGCAAACCCCCAACTCGTTCCCGCATCACCGGCGTTGCCGTTTGAGTCCTGGCCATGTGCGAAGTGTTTCACAACGTTGCGGTTCTGCGGCGGGAATCGCGAGGAGAACAACAGTTCATCCTTGCGGATTCGGACCGCAATATTGCGGCGACTAACGAATAGGAGCATCGTAGGGGCAGGACAGAGTGACGCGTCATCACTTCTGTTCCTTCGATGACGCCTGGTCGCTCTTCCCTGGTGTGGCCGTCCCCCCTCCCCCGTGGGGATGGCCACACCATCCTTCGTATCGATACCTGCCGAGGCGGCGACCGATGACCACGATGCGCAGCAGTCCCACGATGGTCATTGCCGGTCGCCTTGCCGAATACATCCCCATCGACCCGGACAGCGTGCTCGACACCATGGAGCTGAGCATCACGCGCACTCCGCGGCCAGCACACAGGCCGATGCTGGAGCAAGAAGGTCGATGGGCGGGGCGCCTGCGCCGCATTGGGGCCGCCAAGCTGCGTCACTGGCGGCAGCCGACCCTGGTCGACGACTTCCAGCTCCTCATCAGCGAGCTCGTCACCAATGCATTACGTTACGGCGAGGGCGAGATCACCATCCGTCTCGTCCTCGCTACGAAAGCGCTCGTGATCGAGGTGACCGACGGCTCCGCCGACTTCCCGCGGATGAGGCGACCGAGCCTGGATGATGAGAACGGCCGCGGACTGCTCATCGTCGCCGCCGTCGCCACGGACTGGGGGTACAGTCCCGATGGCACGAGCACCTGGTGCACCATCCCCACCGTCCCGGTTGAGGGGCGACGTTGATACCCTCGTCGGCTCCGCGTCGCACGCCCGACAGGACCAGCAAGAAGGTTCGAGGGATCGACTGGGTTCCACCCCATCAGGACGATGACCTTCGCCGGATAGCTGAGAATCTTCGTGCCGGCCTGCCCGTGGACGCCGTCTATGACGCGCTCGATGCGGTGCTGGGTGAGAGCGCTGCACCCGACGGCCCGGAGATCGCTCGCCTGACGAGGCTGTTTCACGGATGGCTCACGCCGCTGATCAATGCCGTCTTGGAGCGCGCTGAGGGCGCCCACGACAGCGAGGTGGCAGTCATGGTGGACTACGCCCGTGCCCTGAGCCCTGAGGTTCCGCAGACACCCACCACGCCGCTGGCGTACCTACGGCGCCTCGCGCACGCCACGCAGGGCCTCCTGGACGTGCTCCTGGAGGACGGGCCGCCCCAGGGCCTTGTGTGAATCGAAGGCGGATTCGGAGTCGGCGCCACGCTATCGTGCGGCGGCATGACAACTCCCACACCGCCGCCTCCGCTTGGCCACGACGATCTGCTTGGCGTCCTCAAGACCATGGGCGTGGAGATCAGTCTCAGCGCCGATGCCCCCGAGCAGCCGATCGTCACGCTCAACCTCTCTCACGGCCTGGTCGGCGCGGTGGAGAACCACGCGATGCGTGCCGAGGCCGCCGCCCGCGACGCCGGGGCCGGGCCCGAGGAGATCGCGGAGGCGACCGCGCAGGCGTTCAACGGCGCCGCCTGCCGTTCGACAAACGACGACATCTTCCTGCTCTCATGGAGGGCGCAGCGCATGGCCCAAGCCGTCGGGCAGGTCAACCAGCAGTCCGACGCGGACAGGCTGATGAAGGCCGTGGAGCTGACGGCCGGCGCGCTCGCGGGACTGCTGTCGGCCGCGCACACCATGCGCGACATGCAGCGCGACGACAACGCCACCACCGATGCAGCCCGCTGCGTCCGCGCGGCCGATAAGGCGCTCCAGGAAGCCCGGGAGACGGGCGGCCTTGAGGTCTTGGCGCAGATGCTGACCATGACTACGTAGGCGCCACGATGCGGCCTGCTGTCCACCGCGATGGTCTTGGCAGTCACCGGGGCCAGGCCCGGCCAGTAGACCAGTTACAAGGGGCGGATGCCGAGTCCGACATGGGCGTCCTCGGCCCAGGTACGGCGCTGCCCCTCGCGGGTCCGCTGCTCGATCAGCTGGGCCGTGGTGGTGAACCAGCCGGCCGCGGTGTGCACTGCCTCGCCCTCGCCGCAGAGTACGCACACTGGCTTGTCGGCTGGTCCGATGTGGCGGGAGATGGCGCCCCACCAGCCAAGGGCGATGGCGCGGGCGCACTCGGTGCACGCGACCAGCTCATCCTCCTGGCCTCGGTCGGTGGTGAGTCGACCGTCCTCAGCGACAGTATCGCCGGTTCCCATGTCGACGACGGGGCCGCGCTGGCTCATGCTGCGCAGTGCCTCTTGGAGCTGCGGGGGGAAGTCGGCGGGGTCGGCTGGTGGCAGCTCGGCGTTCACGGGCGGCTCGTCGGTGCTGGAGTCCTGGGGGTTTTCGGGTGTCATGCCCGTAGGCTACCGGCGGGCACCGTCAGCGGGGCTTCCAGCGCATTGTCGGGGTACGCCACGGTTAGGTCGTGGGCGTGTCCCAGAATCCGGTGTGGGCGACGGCGTCCGCGGTGACCGGGGGCTGCCGGTCGGCGAGGAGCGGATGGGTGGCGGCCATTTGCCGGATGATCATGTTTGGGTAGCGGGAGACGATGGGACGGCCGCCCTGTCCGAGGATGAGGGCGTGCTCGCCTTCTGCTGGTTTCGGCCGGGCCGGTAGGTACGCCTTCAGCTCCGCCACGGTGAGGGGGTCCAGGACGAACTTCTTACCGACGTTCTCGAACTCGTCGGGGGCGCGGACTTCGATGGTGCCGTCTGGTTGTTCGTAGAGGTGGCGCATGTCGACGCGGGTGACCTCGGCTGGCCGTAGGCCTTCCAAGAGGAGGTGGGCGATGAGTCGGTCGCGGAGGTAGTGGCGGGCGTGTTTTTCGCTCCAGGCGCCGATGCAGCGGAGGAAGGCGGCTCGTTCGCGGGGGTTGAGGCGTTTGGGTGGGTCGGCGTCGCGGTCGACGCCGGAGCGGAGCATGGTGAGGTCCGGGGGGATGCGGATGGCGCCGCGGGCCGCTGCCGCGACGTAGTACTGGGTGACGGCGGTGACCCGGCGGTCGTGGGACTTGGCGACGTCCGGGTGGTCCTGGGCGAGCTGGGCGAGAGCGTCGGGCCCGTTGAAGGGCCGGCCGTCGAGGTAGGGAGCGAGGTAGCGGGCTTCGGACCAGGCGGCGACGTGTTCGATGTTTGCTGCGTACGGGTCGACGCCGACCGCGGTGCACCAGTCGAGCCAGGCGGCTACTTCGCGGCGGTAGGTGTCGCGGGTGGTGTAGCGCAGGGTGCTGGTGTTGAGCCAGTCGTCGAGGAGCACGCGTGGGTCCATGCCCCGTATGATGCCCGGTCTTCGAATTGGATCAAGCGTTTACGGAACCTCGGTCCAGTCCATTCGCTGAGGGTGGGGTGTGCTCGGCGTGGGGATGGTGCAGGGATTGCGCGCGCGACTTCTTTTAGTGGGTGGTGGGCCGAGGTTCCGTAAACTGATCATCATGTGGTGGGGACGGGGGGCTCTGCCGGGGTCGTGACGATGCGCGGGCTTGCCCGCGCGGACTGCCTGCCAGCACCGTATGTCGAAACCGGTGATCTCGCTGGGGTGGTATCCCCTGACGCGTCACAGGCCCGGGATCGGCTGGGGGATGGGTCTGCGCTGTGGTCTCCGGCCTGCCAGTCCAGGTGCCAGGCGTTGGGGATGAGGCGGTAGTCCTCGCTGAGTTCGGGGTCGGACTCGGCTGTGGTGGGAAGGCGGAAGGTGTCGACGGCGTACTCGTAGGCCGGTGAGGTGGGCTGGCGGGTGGCGACGATGAGGGTGGTGG